AGATTTGTAAATAAAAATCTAGGCGTGGATAACACCAATCTCTATCAAGGTAGGATCGGTAAAATTTCACAACCGGTTGCTTTCTATGAAATGAATTATAGCTATCCACTAGATAACGTAAATGATTTATATTATAGAGTTGAATTCAAAAGAACGAATCATACTTATAAAATAACAAGACCTGGTCCTTGTGAATTCTATGATGGTGAAGCAATTAAATTATAAAAATGAAAAAGGTACAATACGAAATATTAAAGAAAAACAATAGTAGCTACAACCTACCCATCTTTTTGGATGCTAAGGCTGATGAAATGGGTGTTATGGTTGGCTTTGATGGTGAAATTGAGCAGGTAGAACAGCTATGTAACTTTACTTATAAAGTTTCTGGAAATACCGTTACAGTTTATAACACCACAAATACTAATGTTTTAAAAAGAGTAGTTGATGCCGTTTTCCAAATTAATTGGGGAGATACCACAACAAGCACAGTAGGGATTTTAGGGAATGTGTCCAAAACATATACTTCTCCAGGTAAGAAAACAATAACGATAACAATGAATAGTCCCTGGACTGTTCAGAATGTAAAAAGAACAATACCTGTTCCATCGGTTATTGGAGACCCAACCAGCCTAGGAACTCTAGCTTTCACCTTCCCATACACAGATTATGGTGTGGGCGTCTCAGGAAGCACTAAAACACCAACAAACCCAACATTCGTTGCGATTGGTAAAAGTAGGATCGGTGAAAAAAAATTATATGGTCAAAATACATATTCTGGAACAACTAGCACAACCTTCACAGTAGGGGGTGCAACATTGAATGCCACGAAATATTCAATAGATGGTTTAGATTATTATGACTGTTCAGACAGTGTAACCTACATTGTTGGTAAGGTTCCAAGTAATATTGTAAAAAATATTTCAGTTTATACTGGTAATACTACGGATTTTGCAACAGAGTATGTAACCAATAAAATGTTAACCAGAAATGAACATTTCTTAGGTTTTATATCGGAACCGCAGGTTTATTCAGATGTTTTCGTTGAAAGAGGTAAAATGGGCGTTTCAGAATTTAATCTAAGATTAACAGAAATTGATAATGTCGGAGAATTAGATATCTATGGAAACGGCTTTTTCATTGTAAAAAAACAATAAAATTATATTTATTAATAAAATGCTATGGCAGTAGGAAGTTACGGAACAATAAGACCAGCGGATGTGTCGCCAGAAGATGTAGAAATACTTCTTCATTACGCTGCAGACAGGGGTGCAACAACAGAATCTAGTTTGAAAAAATTAGATACAGCTACTATTTTATCCCCATTATACCATAATTCAACTACAACAAGTGACACAAATGCACCAAATACCGAAATTTTAGGTGGTTTGTACAATTTAAGATTGGAAAGTTCCACTTTTTCTGAAACTGGGATCTACACAATGCACATAAGACCAAAGCAAATTAGAACACAAATTACAGATTGTGGTGTTTTGGCATCATTACCATCTGTTAGAGGTATTATTATTGATTTAGGTAACGTTGAAGATGAAAATAGAAGTAGATTCACTCCACAAGGTTTAGTTGGATATAGAATCGAATATATTAGTGTTACCGACAATAAAAAAGTACCTAATTTCTACAAAATAGTAACTTCTTCTTTCTATTGTGAGCCAGTTACAACAAATTTAAGTAACACAACACAAAAATCAGTTAGATATAGATATTCAGATTCACCAACTAACTTGATGTTCTTAACGGTAACCCCGTCATCAGCACCAAGTAATAAACCAAATACGGTACCATTTATTGGTCAACCCCTTCAAAAGATTATTTTAACTAACAGTTATTTTAATCCAACAACAGTTGAGGTTGAGATGGTTGAACATGATGCATCTACTCTTGCTCTTGCCCTTTATGGTAATCAAAGTAAAGCAGTGTCTTCAGGTATATACACGATCTATGACGGCACAAATAACATTTATAAACAGTTTAACCTATATGAAGTTAAAGACGAATTTAATGAGACATTATATGAAATTCGTGAAGGAAGAACTGATATAGACCAAACATTAAACTTTGACGATATTACTGAATAATGGCAAAAAGAAAAGTTCCGAGTCAAGCGGCTAGTGGTTTTGATACATTTAGCGATAGTCTTGTTGGTAGACAGATTACCGACGGTACTAGTCAATTGACTAATACCAACTTCGCATTGGATAGAATCATTCCGGAAAAAGACTCAAAAAAATTCCAGACAGCGCCGTTTTCAGATTTTATCACATTAGAAAATCTTAAAATAGAAGAAGACGTACCGACAACGGTTGTTCAATCTGACGGTAAGAAAAGACCGATAAGATTCAATTCAAATAAACTAGACGCGTCAAAATCTCTATTTGGTTCACTAAAAGAAAGACTTAGAGTTTCTATCGCTAGGATCATCAAAAATTATCCAGCAGCGATTTACTTAGATGCTAATGGTTTAGCTTCAGTTAATAACAATACAGCTGAGGAGATTTCATACAGCGCAACAACAAATAGAACGACATTCGTATCTCAAGTAGGTAAGTTTTTCAATCCATTTGATGTACAATTGGTTAAACCACAAGCATCACTAGATAGTTCTAATCAAATTAGAAACTTCTATTCTTCATATACAAAATATTGTATCGTTATCGATGCAAAGAAATATCCTGTGATTAGTTATGTTGAACCAAATCAATATAATAAGATCACATTAGTGGTTGAAGGTAAACCATTCACCGGATCAACATTTTCAAATAGTTTTATTTTAAGACCAAATGATGCTGTTGTTGAAGAGTTTTACCTTGGGTTAGATGATTTAGAGCAAACTCTTTTAAATAGAGAAACTTACCCAATTTTCCAATCAACATTTACCGTTCCTAGAACTAGCTTAGATGAAACTAAAACAGATCTTATTGCTGTTGCGGTTAACTGGCCGGTAACTGAAGATAATTACAATATTCAAATCGCTGGATTAGAGTTTGAAACTTATGTTAGACGATTAAACGATTTGGCAACCGAAATTGATGAATACAAGTCAAACCTTGTAACTAGATTCCTCGTTGCTCCACAATTATTCGAATTCGATACAGAAGATCAAAAGATTGATAAGATATTTCAATTGTATGGCCAAAGTTTCGATAAGGTAAAAACGTACATCGATAATATTGCGTACATGAGAAATGTATCTTATGATGCAATTAACAACGTACCTGATGTATTCCTTAAAAACTTAGCAAACACGTTAGGTTTAAATACTGTAGAATTGTTTGATCAAAAAACTTTAGAAGAGCAGATCTATAAAGCTGCACCTAATGTTTATGAAGGTCAAACTATTGGTAAAAATTTAGTTGAGGGGGAATTAGAGTTTTATAGAAGATTGTTAGTTAACTTAGCATACATCTATAAGTCTAAGGGTACTAGAAGTAGTATTGAGTTTTTCCTTAAATTCATTGGCGCACCAGAACCAATGATCAAACTTAATGAATATGTTTATAAAGTAAACAGTGCGTTACCTTCATCTACTTTAGATGATATTAACAACACCATCAACAATATTCAGGTAAGTAATAGTGTAACGTTTGACAAAACGACTTACAAATATAATATTTCAGCAATAACTGGGTTAACAACATCAAATCAACTTACGGATTATCCTATAGATGATACAACGTTATTACCAAAAGCACCAACAACAAACCAGGATAGTGTATTCTTCCAAATGGGTTCTGGTTGGTCGAATATATCTTTAGATCATAGATCTTCTGATATTCTTGACACTGAGGCTTCAGTATTGACTGGTAGAACAAAGACAATTATCACAAAAGCTAAACCATACACTTATGGTGAAGAATTTTTTGATGTATATAGAACATTACCTGGTTTAGATTACGGTTTCAACTTAGAAAGTAAAATCGATAATTTACAAGGGCAAGTTTTAGAAAATGATCTTGAATCAAATTTAACTTTAAATAGAAAGAACATAAACATATTCATAAGCGCAGCAAATGCTGTTAACTATGATATATGGAGAAAATCTAGAGAATTAGAATTAACTTTTGGTACCAATAGTTTGGAACCTCAAACAGGTATCACATTTGCACAATATCTTGAGGAAACATTCTCAAGTCAGATAACAAGTTCTAACACAATTAGATATAAGAAAAATTATATCCAATTAGAAGATGTATATCAAGACTATGTTGCTAAATTAGTTGAATCTGGTTACACAACATATGATATCATATCAACATCTGATTTCGTTAATCAGATGAGTCCTAATTGGACAAACGTATTAGATCAATTTATTCCATCAACAACATTATGGATGGGTGGTAATCTAATTGAGAACAATATTTTTGGTAGACCAAAGTATGCTTATAAAGCACCTTGTAAACCATTAGAGATTGTTGAAAACTTATACCCAAATTTTGAAACAGTTATTGAAGAAGATTTAGAAACAATCATTGGAGATCCAAACAACCTAAGAGGTTTGATGGAATTTAGTGGTGTTACCTTCACTCTTCATATGGATATAGATGGAGTGGATTATAGTGGTTCAACTCAAGTTATATTAACAGGAAGTACATTGTTTGGTACCGGATTTACAGCTAGCGAAAGTTGTGGTGTTTTAACTTCATCAGCAACTAAAATACCTCTTGTTTGTGAATATAAAAACTGGATTAATTTGAACTTAAATCAAATTAAAACAGCATGGACCGGTGCGACTGTTGCTCTTGTTAATCAAATTAACCAAGCACATACTCAATCGAGTGTTTTAAATAAACCAAGTTACGTACCAGCAAATGCTGTAGTGACTGGTTACACTCAATTATTATCATACGAGTTTTTTACAGACACTGATGGAACTGATAAAGTTAAATTTACTTCCAACTCAACAGATGACTGTTATGGTAAAAAAAGCTTAGATTTTTATTTTGATGTTGCATACAAATATAGTAATCCTCAATGTTCTTTAAATGTAGCTTTTGATACACCTTGTGATGTTTTCACAGGTACAACTGCATGTAAGGTTTCATCTGACATTATTGTTAACATAACCGGTGCCACAGTTCAATCTGGTAACGATTATGGTTGGGGTATCTATGTACAAAGAAATTGTACCCCAGGTAATAACAATTTCTATGGTTACAACCAAACGTACACTGACACAACTTTCTTACCAGTAGTTGGTCAAAACTGTCAATTTAAAATATCTAAGGTAAGGGAAGATGAGGTGATCGATTTACTTTTTACTGACGCAGCAAACTGTGACGTTAAAGTAAGAATTGATGGATTGGATTTAAGATATGTTGAATTCCCTCAAGAACTTCCTGATCAACCTATTAATGTTAACACTGGTTATACAATAAATCCAAGAGTTCAATATAGAAACTCATACAATTATGGTTTAAAACATGATACTAAGGTTATTGTAGTTAGCGGTGCAACTATTAATGCAAACACAACCCCAGCAAATATTACAAGTTATTTAGCTGCAGGTACATTGGTTAAGAAGAATGTAAAAGATTTGACTGCTGGTAATGTTATTTTATCAGCAACTTATTTACCATCTTCAACATTTGCTTCAAGTGGTTTTGACTATGCTGAAGAAAACAATGACTACTCATTCTCATATGATTATAGCACTTTCACTATTAGTGATATCGATTGTTTAGGATCACTTAAGAAAAGCGAAATTACTGGTATTACTAAAACCGGATCTTATGTTGTTGTTGAAGTTTTACCAACAACTAAGTTAAGAGTTTACACAAATAAAAAAGTTAATGAAGCAACAGGTAAAGTAGTTAAAAGAGATGGTTATTTCTTTGATTCAAGATCTCCTGAGTTTTTACAATTAAAACCAGAGACACAAGAAGAACCTTGTTGTAACTACCCATCAAATTATTTTGAAACGGGTGACTTTATAATTACTGATAGAGGTGAATTGATAGAGGTTGTTGCAGTTAATTTAAATTACTGTGAAAATAATCTTTATTACAATTTCAATATAAGTGGTACTACACCAAATAAATTAGTTTTATTTAACGGCGGTACTACTAATGTATTAATTGAACAAAATTACACAGTATTTGACCGTCCAAATATGACATTAAGTCAATACTATGTGGATACTCAAGGTTGTACAACACCTAGAGAAAACCCAAGTAGAAATTATTCAACAGAGTGTACTAGTAACCCACCAGCTTTTGTTTGTGGAGACACATACCCTGTGTTATTACCAACTGCTACACCTACACCGACTTCCACACCAACATCAACACCAACACCGACACCAACATCGACGGCTACACCAACACCGACGTCAACTTCTACGCCTACACCAACACCAACAGTGTCACCAACAGCGACACCGACGTCAACACCTACACCAACGCCAACAACTAGCCCTACACCTACACCAACGCCAACACCGGATTGTAGATTCGAGGTGGATGTAAACGTTGTTACACCAACGCCAACCCCTACACCTAGCCCAACAGCTGATTGTAATTTCGAGGTTGATACAAACGTAGTAACAGCAACACCTAC